TTGTAGTGTAATAGTTAAACGTTGACTATTAGCAGGACGTATTAATACTATATCATCCATTGACTTCTAACCAACGTATCAATGCTTCCACACCAACAGGATGTTGGTCTCTCATGGCTAAATGTATACTATTTGTCGGTATTAGATCAAAGTCCTGGCACACTTTATTATACTGTTTTTCGTGTGTGGACCAAAGATATCCAGCTGGTACATTTTTTAAGAAATATAAACCAACTGCTACATTTTCAGCAGGTATTTGAACAAAGTCGTTCATTATAGTGACCGCATCTTCTGCCAAATTCTTTTTCCAACGTAGACCAATACGATTCCACCCGCTAAGTCCATATCCTTTACTCATGCTTACAGAAAAACTGTGTATAGCCGGATGATTAAAGTCCATGGAAATATTTTTACAGGCTGTAATCCAAGCACCATCAATATGTACCGGTATATCCAATGTAACACAACGATGTAGTATCTCTTGCATCTGTTCGTGTGTGTTTCCATAATAAAATGGTTGGCTGATTATTAGCGGGCAATTAGCTTTAAGTGTTTTTAATGTACGATAACTTACATTGAGATTTAATCTACCGTGATAGTTATATTCGTTTACCAATACTTGTACACCATTGTAGCCATGCTTCATGTATATAGAATCAATGTACTGTGTGCAACCCAGGCAGATATCAACACGGGCAGCTTGTTCTAAATTTTGTATATTATTATATGTTTTATTTTCTACTGCAACTTGAAATGTTTTTTTAAATTCATTGAATAGATCTCTTGTTATAGCATCACGCAGATTCATTATTGACATTGAATGATCTAAAAAATTATGCTCGTCGTTAGATAACTGTTGATTATTTACTTGACTAATCAACCCTTGTAATTTTCCATCAATCAACGGAAACACTCGATTAAAGTTCAAATATGTTTCGCTATATTCAGCGGGTAGAGATAATATTTGGGTCATGTTTATAAACTAGTAAATAGATATGATATTTATAGTATGTTTACATTCAAAGAACTCAAACAAATCCATTTGGAAATCACCAACAATTGCCAGGCCAGTTGTCCTATGTGCAGCCGAAATATACACGGCGGTATAGACAATCCTTTATTAATGTTAAATTCGTGGTCTCTGGATATGTTTAAAACTATAATGACTCCTGCGGTCTTAGCGCAATTAGAAAGCTATTACTTCTGCGGTAACTTTGGCGATCCATTACTTAACAATGATCTTATAGCTATGTGCGAGTACTCCACTGGTGTAGCACCTAACACAGGAATACGCATACATACCAATGGTAGTTTACGTTCAAATGATTGGTGGCGGCGACTTGCGCAGGTATTGCCTAAGAACCATCTCGTAATATTTGCGTTAGACGGATTAGCTGATACTCACAGTTTTTATAGAGTTGGTACAGACTATAACCAAATATTACGCAACGCCAAAACATTTATTAATGCTGGCGGACGAGCTGAATGGGCATTTATTAGATTTAAACATAACGAACATCAAATTGAAGAAGCACGAGCTCTTGCTACTAAGATGAAATTTGAAAAGTTTGTTATGAAAGACAGTTCTAGATTTTTGTTAGACAAACAATATGCTGTTTATAATAAGTACAATCAAATAACTCATCATCTTGAACCGTCGGTATATAGTGAAATTAAGTTTATAGATAGAAAAACAATTAGCAATTATAAATCAATTGTAGCCAATGCAGAAATACGTTGTCAAGCACTAGATTCAAAAGAAGTTTATATTGATGCGTTTGGGCGACTGTTCCCTTGTTGTTATCTAGCAATGATTCCTTATGTGCCGCTAGATATAGAATTTGAAATCACTGCTATCAGAACTGAAATACTAAAAGAATACAGAGCATTGGTTCAAGACTTAGGCGGGAGTGATGCCATTGATGCTACAAAATACTCAGTCAAAGATATAATTAATTCTCAACCATATCAAACTGTGTGGCACAAATACTGGAATGAAGAAAAATTAATTACTTGTACTAGAAGTTGTGGTATTACTACAGATTTTTCTAATCCAAGAGATCAGTTTACCAGTGACGAATCACTATAAAATCTTTGGCAGGTAATTCACCAAGACCATCAATTACACCAGGATTTACCTTGAAGGTAACTTCTGTGTCGTTATAAGCAAAGTCTTTTATATGTCCATTTTTATTTGCACGATTCAACCACGGACTATAAATTTTATCAAATACAAATCTAGCGTTATGTGTGTCAGGCATAGGTATAATAATGCTAACAGGATTGTCAAATGTTCCCGGCAGTAATAACTGCCTGACTACTAACTGTATCCTGTCAGTTTCACCAAAATTTGCGGCACTATGTAAACGTCCAGCATTCATAGTGTACCAAACGCCTAAATCTGTTTCAAACATTTTGTGTGATTCTAGATCAATTAAAAATGCTTGTTCATTGACCAACGACACATGCCAGCGGTCGTCTATGTCAGCATGTACCCAATAATTAGTCCCGGGCGCAAGTTTAATTAATCGTGCTTCACCTATAGGTCCTGGTAGCGTGTTTAGAATTTCTTCCCAAACGGTATTTTCAAATTCTGGTTTAATTTGCCACGGGTCGTAAAAGAAATTGCCGGTTGGTTTATTCAGTGCTAACTTAAAATCAAATTTGGGCAAAAATTCCTGTGCCATTTTGAGTTGATTAACAGTGAGTGCGGTCTGAATTTGGTTGATCATAAACTATTTATATGTTACTATTATGTATTAAATAGTTAATGAACAGAATAAAAATTGCACCCTCTTATGATGCTACGTGGTTAGAGACCGAACGTCCGCAACCGTTGTCTGACCTGGTAATTGAAGAACTTATACAAGAGTTACTTCCGCATCAATGGGGATATGAGATTACTGATAATCTATATACGCAGTTTAAGTCTGAAATGTCTGCTTGGTTGTTTAATAGTCAACTTAATCAAGTCTCTGGATTTGATACATTTGATCGCGTAGATATTATCAATGGTTGCACTCAATTTATTGATACTGTCTATATGAAAGGTCCTGTGCAGACATTAAAGGGCGATTATAGATACCATAATAGATTAAATCCTAATCTGGTGTATAGTGTTCCTGGCTACTTGCGTAAAGGACTACCGCTAATTATAGCCATGCCTTTTCCTAGTACTGGAGATGTTCATACAGAAATGACGGAGATATTAAATGAATGCTTGGAATTGGCAATCCCTGTTCACATTGACGGGGCTTGGCTCACTTGTTCTCGGGATATTGTTTTCAATGTTGGGCATAGTGCTATTCGCAGTTGTGGTATCAGTCTTAGTAAAGGTCTAGGCTTAGGCTGGAATAGGATAGGCTTGCGTTGGACTCGAGACACGGATACTGATGCTGTTACTGTAATGAACGAATTCAATATGAATCTAAGAGCTCCGGTGATGATTGGACTACATTTTTTAAGAAACTTGCCGCCCGATTACTTATGGAATACTTACGGTCATTTATATTATAAAATTTGCCAGGACTTTGATTTGGCGCCAACTAAAAGCATTTATCTTGCTATGCGTAACGGACAACCGGTGGGAGTTAGTCCGCTAATAAGGTATTTACATGAATCTGGTTAACGTAGATGGTATAAATATCCCATACGATTTAACTTGGCAGAATATTGCTGTCAGTATTAGCGGTGGCGCCGACAGCGCACTATTGGCATTTTTATTATGTGACATAATTGACAGCAACCAATTGGCAACTACTGTACATGTTATTAATCACACTCGTATGTGGAAAACTCGCCCATGGCAAAGATATGATAGCCAACAAGTAACCAATTGGCTAATCAGTAAGTTTCCTAATATTAAATTTGAGCATCATAATAATTTTATATCACCAGATGTAGAGTATGGCAATATGGGTCCCACAATTACAGATGAGTATGGAAGAATGGTCAGCGGCGATAATGCACAACAACGTGCCTATGCAGAATACGTATGCTACTACAACGGTATAGATGCTTATTATAATGCAGTCACTCATAATCCTAGAGGCATTGATTTAGGTGGCATGGTAGAACGAGACATTGAACGCAACAATACTAATGGACATTTAGAGTTTATGATACACATGGATAGAGTTGCTAGCCATCCGTTTCGTTTTGTAGAAAAGTCCTGGATAGTTAAACAATACATTCGACTAGGTATTACAGACTTACTTGATATTACACGCAGTTGCGAAGGCGAGTTTGCAGATATAGATTATACAAATTATACTCCAGGGCAGTACGTAGGCACGTGCGGCACATGTTTTTGGTGTAAAGAAAGAGAGTGGGCAATTGAACAATCAAAGTAAAACATTTTGTATACATCCTTTTACAGGATTAGCAACTAGAGAAGACGGCGCTATATGTGCTTGCTGTCGTAGCCATCCCATTGGCTTTATTGACAAAGAACGACTGGAAGATATTTGGAACAACGATACAATGAAGCGTATCCGCCAACAGGTATTAAATGATGAACGTCCACCCGAGTGCGAGCCATGTTTTAGCCTAGAAGACCAAGGTGTTGAAAGTTTACGTATGCGTCATATTGCTGGCAAGATTCCCGAAGCACGTATTAACTTGTATCCTACAGCATTAGATAACTTAGCAGATGATTATTCGATGCCGTTTGAAATTCCTACCATGGAATTAAAACTCAATAACTTGTGTAACTTAAAATGCCGTATGTGCCACCCAATGGATAGCACCAGCTGGAATGACTGGAGCGAGATTAAAGAGTTTTATCAGCGTGAAGGTAATATCATGTACGATATTGTTGCTGAACACGATTTAGAAAATACACCAACATTAGACAAGTTTCAAGACAGTCCTGAATGGTGGGCTAGTTTGGAAAAGTTACTTCCACACTTTAGACGTGTAGAATTTGCCGGCGGTGAGCCCTTGATGGATCCACAACACTATCGTATATTAGATATGCTTGCCCCATATGGCGATCAAATTGAAATCAAGTACGCAACTAACCTGAGTATGTTAGGTAAAGGTAAGCGTACCGTTTGGGAATACTGGCCCAAGTTTAAATCTGTTGCTGTTAATGTTAGTATTGATGGCATTGGTGATAGTTACAAATACATACGTGGTAATGCTGATTGGAATATTCTATTAGATAATATTCAACAAATACAAACTATACCCAATATCAGTCGTATTGTTGGCGCTGTCACTGTACAAGTAAGTAACATATTAATCTTAGATCAAATGATTGAACTATTTTTAGATCAGTTAGGTATTGTATTCCATACCCATCGTGTAGCTTATCCTAATGTATTAAGTGTACAAGTGCTACCACGTAAATTAAAAGAATTGGCTGTTAAAAGATTAATTAATATCGAAAAACGCTTGAAATCATTTAAGATGATCCAACTACATCCAGAGCTGTTGGAATACACACGTGGGCAAATACAGGACAACATTAACTATCTAATATCCAAAGATCAAAGCCGATTGTGGTCTGATTGTATAGAGTTTAATCGTAGACTGGATGCTACCCGCAATCAAAGTTTCTTAGATGTGACTCCTGAATTTAAAGATCATGTATAAAGTAACAAGTCGCTGGCCGCATCAAGATTCAATCAAAGTAGAATGGAACTTAGGAAAGCGTTGCAACTACGACTGTAGCTACTGCCCGGCGGTTATACATGATAACACTAGCGAACACACAGACATTGATACATTAAAAGGTGCAGTTAATCAATTACTCAAAATAGGTAAACCTATACGTCTTAGTTTTACCGGTGGGGAGCCTTGCATACATCCACAGTTTGCAGAATTAATCAGTTATGCTAAAAATCAAGGAATCGGCTGGATCAGCGTAACAACCAATGGCACACGTCAACACGATTGGTATAAAGAGCAACGTGTGGATCAATATGTGTTTAGCCTACACTTTGAACATGACTGGCGCAGGGCATTAAACACTATAACTACCTTGTTTCAAACTGTAGAACAATATAACATACCAACAAACATTATGGTCAATGTTATGGCACACCATAATCATATGCGTAAAGTCAAATTTGCTGTTGGAAAATTACAACACGATCAAGTACCATATGTTATACGTAGAATACGCTGGACCGAGGATGATCATAATGTGTTTGACGATTTACGTTATAATTTAAACGACTTAGAATGGATTACAGAACGTGAAGCTACTGTCAAAGCTAATTGCGTTATAAACGATAATCCTGTTAAAATGTATCATGCTAACGATATTATTAAGTTACATATGAATGAGTATAAGGGGTGGACCTGTGCGGCTGGCATTGAAAGTTTAATGGTCAACTGGGACGGTGATGTACATCGTGCTACTTGTCGTGTGGGTGGCAGTTTAGGTAATATCTATACGGGTACGTTTACTATTCCCGCAGAACCCATTACTTGTACCCGCGATAATTGTACCTGCGCTGCTGATATACCACTTACAAAATATGCGCCAGCTCCGGGAATGTTGCCTTAAAGTTTGTGCCGCGCTGTGCATCCATTGTGGTAATATAATCTTTAAAGTCTGGCAACAAATTAGTATGGTCTTCGGCATCCATCCAATCTAGTATGCCCTCCCACCGTTTCCATCCGTAAGGATTAACTTCCCAAAATTCTTTGTCGTGTGTATAGTTTGTCCAGAGCCAGTCTTTTAGTTCAGCAAATAGATTTCGCACTTCTAACTTATCTTCTGCCGGCAATACACGTAGACTTAGCCAGGTTGGGATCCATAATAAATGTACCCCCACCAATCCTCCGCCCATAGTCTGTCCGCTAGCGTTAGTATCAAAGTTAATCTTTTTAAAGTTACTCTTAACTTTCCATTTAATGAAGTCTGGAACGTGTTTAATGTTTAGTATCTGTACTGCAAATGCTATATTAGTTTGTATGTTGTCCGGTGCTCGATCGAGTAAGTGTAAATTCTGCTCGACAGTTCCCCAATCTAAAGGGTAGCGTATGTAATGGCCACGTTCTTCCATGCCGTCTAGACTAAAACCAACTTTGACTTTACGGAACTTGCTCCACAAATCAATTATGTTTTCACTAATAAGTGTACCGTTAGTATTGTAACGTAATGTAATCTTGTCTGCGTACCCACGTTCTACTATTTCTTCTAAGAAACGCCGATGTTCTTTAATTAGTAAAGGCTCTCCACCAGCAAAGTATAATTGTTTAATGTTAGGAATTTGATCAAATACTTCTTGCCAGAATTTAGGATTTTCGTGCCACACGTTATTAAAATCTTTTGAGTCCCAATTCATTTGTTTTTGAATTAGCGGGCTTTGGAATAACGGATATACTTTTTTATACTCAGGTACCCACATACTGCTGTCATGCGGACTACACATGATACACTTTAAATTACAAGTATGCCCTAAACGTAAATCTAGGTACTGTAATTTATAAGGGATACTACCATCTTCTTTTGTTTGCTTAATAAGTTCTGGAATATCGATACCTTCTTGTAAATGCCAAGTTCCTGTTTCCCAAATACGTTTACTGGCAATGCCCTGTTGTTCTTCTTTAAAACATTTAGTACAACTGGCCGGTATTTCCCCAGCTAGCATTGTTCTACGAACCGATTTCATGTAATCGTTATTAAATGCTTCGGTAGGTAAATCGTGAGCAAAGTTAGCAGGCGTACCATCTTCCATCTTAACTAATCCTACAGTATAATCGCCGGACTCTGCACCACTTGCATTTGCTACACAACAGATACGCATGTCACCATTTGGGCGTGTTGCTAAATGTATCCAAGGTAGTACACAAAAGCTAGGACTACCCGATATGTCCGCTAATTGTTGTTGCCACTTACCTAATTGTGTTTCTTCTGGTTGTAACCAAAATACTTTATTTGTCATATTGAATTTACTATTTGAGTTATTATATACTCATCTGGTATCCAAGTCAATACTTCTTCTAAATTAGTAACTGAATCCCAACTTGTAGTCATCCCCATTTTCATTAATGTGTCGTCCGGAGTCCAAGTCCATCCAAATTTAGATCCTATACTAGACCAGTCCTGGATTAGGGTATCAAAGTCTATACGCATTACTTGCCCAAACCCAAGGGCATCTGCATTGCGATCAATTATACGTTGCCAACAGCGATAATACCAGTATGATGACATAAAAGAATCTTGTTCAAAATGTAAGCTGTCCGCTATGTAGTCTTTTCCTGGGTGCCATTTATTTGTAGCATTGAGAGCATTAATACTTAACAACCAACTAGCAAACTCATTTCTAGTTAATATGATCAAGCACCATTCTTTAGGATCAATAGCACTTAATATATTAGATATGTGGAATGGGTTAAAATTAGTAAATACCGCAGACTCTGCACGGTTAAATTGATCCCATTCTTCACTAGAATACTGTCCGCGATCAACAGCTGCTACAGTCAAACTGGTTTCCAGTAAGCTACGCTCAATATAGTTAAAAAAACTAGTACTGGCAGTTCTGCCCGGGGTGCTGATTAAAAACTTCTTCATATTATATAATTAGCAGTAAACCCTATACATAAATATTTTTATGACCACTAAATTTATCAAAAATAACACAGAATGGGTCAATCAAGACTTGCTTACCAAAATAATAAACGGTACTGGAGAGCAACGTCCATTAATTGACGAACACGACGAGCCGTGGAAACGAGACCAATGGCAACGATGGCTCAACAGTGGCTATGATATGAAAGGTGTTAGCTGGAATATGTTCTACTGGCATCACTTAGGAATGAGCTCTTCAGAAGATTTGGTATTGCCAATTGATATCAAAGCAGATCGTGTTGAATGGTGGTTTAGCAGGATCAATCCTTGTTGCGTATTTCCCATGCACGTAGATGCCTTTAAAACAGAATGTAAAAACTTTCGCCGCTTTAGTGTGCCTATGCAGGACTATGTTGATGGGCATATCTTTGTATACGAAGGTAAAAATTTAGAAGGATACAAAGCCGGAGATATATTTGAATTTGAGGATCCAAGAGCCTGGCACGGTGCTGGCAATATTAGTATGATTCCAAAAGTTAGTTTTCAGTTTGTTTGTTACGATTTATGATACGCGGAATTAACAATCAGCCGTACTTAAACTTAGATCCTTACTTTGATATAGAAGGACTTAAACTTTTACACAATAAGATATGTAAGGGAATTGTACTATCCAAACATAAAAAAGAAGGCAACATAGTCGAGCCTGGTGGATTTAACAACGCATACGAGTTATCGTTTAAGCCCTTATTCAAAGCTGTACAAGAATACGAAGCACTAAACGAAGATCATGAAATTAAAGTATTAGGTAGAGAAATTGGTGAGTGGAAAAATCGTGATCAGTTTGTTTTGTTTCTTAAACTTGTGCTGGGTGCGTACGATCCTTATCAGTTTATATTCATTAAAACAGAAGATGGCGGGTGGGAAAATAGATTTGAAGAAAAAGCATGGACCAAGGATGCTGAATTATTTCCAGAGTTACGTATTTGGTTAGAACAATTAGTACCTACTGTGTTTACACATCTTGGCCGTATAATAATTTTTAAAGCAGAACACGATTGTATAATGCCAATGCACAGAGATTTAATTCTGCCAGAGGAAATTGAATATTCCAATCATAGACACGAGTTCATACATTTACGTACAAGTTTAGATAAACCATTTTACATGTGGGATTCAGAAACAGATACAAAAATATTAACTGATAGTCATGCAACATTCTTCAATGATCAAGACTGGCATGCCGGCGGTCGTACAAATAAACAAACATACAGTATACGTGTTGACGGAATCTTTGCAGAAGAATTTAGACAACGCATTGGTATAAGTCACCTGGAACATTATTAATATGGAATGGGATTATTACTATAATTTAGAAGGTGGTTAGCAAGTTCGTGCTAACTTGGTTTATACTCCATATGTAAGTGTTGATAAAAAAACATTCTGCATGAGTTTTAACAGAGACCCAGGGTATCATTCAGATAGTGACGAAAATGCACAATGGAACGATGACTTGTTAACGGAAAGATTTAATCGCGAACTTGAATTTTATTTCCGTGCTGGCAAAACTATGCCTACGTTAAAAATCATTGACTTAGACATACGGGCTAGAAAAATCTACTTAGAGTGGCATGGCGATGATTTTTATATGCAAGGCTACATGAATGGCGGATTTGGTCGTGTACTCCCAGACTGGCAAGAACAGTGGTTAACCAGAATGGAACAAATGTGGAATGCTGGTATTGTAAAAATGAGTTTGCATCCGAACAGTTGGGTGTCTAAAGACGGAGTACTAGTACCATTCAATTGGTTCTTTAGTTATTGCGACTCCGAACAAGTTGTTATACGTGATGTTCTGCAACAAATTAGCCCAGGTCGTCAAGAAAAGTTAAGTAAAGTATTATCTTCTGCTGGCATGGATGTAGATACTCCTTATAATGCCAAATATCTACAGCGTATTACCTTTGACAGCTTTAGATCAAACTATCCTGCAGATTTAATAGATCGAGCATTAAAATTACAGTTAGGAGATCACAATGTCCATAGCATTCTTACCGATAACTATTGATGTAAGACTTCCCAACGAAGAACTCTTACTTGAATTTTGCAAGCAATATAAAATAAGAACAACTGCAAAAGACGGGCATAGTTCTTGGTGGGACTTTACTCCTGTGCTCATGCGAGCCACAGAAGAAGAAGTTTATGATGCTAACAAGTTAAAAGACATATTGGCCAATAGATATAATGCCGGCTTAGGTACTCCTAGATATCTAAATAACATTGATAAATTGTTTCCAGAAATTCCGTATATGCTTGAACAATTACCGTATAAGGAATTAACACTGGTTACCATAATGAAACAGATGAAGCCAGTTGATTATCATACCGATACTAACGACTTTGACATACATTTAGATCCCACAGAAGTAGCATACGAACTAGAACCAAAACGCTATAACATATTACTAAACAAACATGAATACCAAGATTGTTTATTTGTTGCAGATCAAATAGGCGGTACTAAAATATATCCCCGTATACCAAAAGAACGTCCATGCCATGTTATACCAGATCGAGTACACGCACACGGTGCTGACTATTGCGGCCCTGATAAATTGATGCTATGTGTTATTGGCGGCATACTAGACAGAGAACTACATCAAACAATGATTCAAGACAGTCTAACAAAATATTCCAGCGAGGCTATAATATTCTCATGACATTTTATAAAAACATTGTAGATATGGAAATTGAAAACAGCTCGCTGTGTAATGCTGCATGCCCTGCTTGTGCCCGAGAGCAAACGCCTGGAGATTATTCTTGGCTAACAGAAAAATATTTGAGTATTGATTTTTTTGATCGTATTCCTACTGGCGTATTACTAGGATTAAACAAATTACTGTTTACTGGCACCATTGGAGATCCATGCACAGCTCCTAATTTAGTTGAAGTTATAAAAAGCATTAGACAACGTGCCCCTAACTTGTTTATATCCATATCAACCAACGGTGGAATGAAATCATCAGGATGGTGGGCCAGTTTGGCTCGAGCACTTGGTCCTAATAGCGAAGTAACCTTTGCCATAGATGGACTAGAAGATACCAACGACATATATCGTGTAAATGTGCGGTGGAATAAGATTATAGCAAATACCAGTACATTTATTGCTGCCGGCGGGCAAGCACGTTGGCAATATATTGTTTTTAAACACAACGAACATCAAGTTAATCAAGCTAGGCAATTAGCCAATGACATGGGATTTAAATCTTTTGTAATGCGACCGAGCCATAGATTTAAAGTAGATGAATTTTTGGGCATCGATGGACGCTTTGGTAGAGATGGTATTCAAATTTTGCCACCTACTAATCCACAATTTGTACACAAAGTAATGATAGTGAAAAAAGAGGATTATGTCAGACCCGGGTCTGACATATGGTACTCCACGTCAAACGATACTAAAATAAATTGCTATGTAAAAGAAGCTGGATCAATATACATAGACTATCAGGGACGTATACTACCTTGCTGTTTTTTATCTGGCGGAGTATTTGTACGACGTAATGCGAAATATCCTGACGGGTGGGATTCAATTTGGAATCAGTACGGCAATGACTTGGTTAACTTACACAACTACACGTGGGAAGAAATTATTAACTCAGAATTCTTTAAACAAATAGAAGCAAGCTGGACCAAGAGTTATAAAGATGGTAGACTGTTAACCTGTGCTGGAACTTGTAGTGAGTTTAAGGGTAGACTAAACAACCCTGAAGAGTTTTGTAACGAAGAAACTACGCACTTTGACCAATAATCATATATCTGGTATAGAGTTCAGTTGGTAGTTCGCCAACTGATAAAATATCAAGATGACTTTGTTCTATAAAATGATTTAAACTATTAGCAGGACGTATATGCTCGTCAACTAAAAAGTTATTACTTTGCAATACAATAAGACTATTAGCCGGCATACCCGATAGCCATAGATCGTAGTTGTCTTGGCTAATGTGCTCGCAACTGGTATTGATAATAACATCAGCACCGCTTCTGTAAGTTGTCATATCATGTGTGATAGCGCGAAAACGCCCTTGTATTTCTTCTGGCTTATTCATCATGGTAGCAACAGCTTCGCAACCGGGATCAATGTCTATACTTAATATCTGTGTAATAGGTATACCGCTTTGAAATAACATACTAGCTAACACACCGGCCCATCCGCCGTGTATTTCAATTGAGACAGGATTTGTAATTTCTGACTGTAAATTTTCTATTAGCCACTCTTTACTACGAATCTGTCCTGCCCAGAAAGCATCTAGTGTACGAATAGGGTTAGGACTTTGGCGTATGGCCTGCATCCAGAAGTGTAAGTGATCAGTATCTATTTGCATTTTGGTATTTTACTATCTGCTGAGCTAACGCAACTTGGTGTTCCGCATATTTGTGGGCTAGTAAACAATTCAAAATTATCTATTGTGCCAAGTGGATAATCGTAACAACTGTATCCGCGTTTAACTTCTGTTCCTCTTATTATAACACTTTGATATCCACTATTGCAACGCCACCGCGCAAATTGATTGAAACCAAAACTATTAAAGCGTTCGGCTTGATCTAAATAGTAGTCTTGCTTGCCATCTGTCAGACGGATTTGATAAATTGGTTGCGTATCAACTTGATATCCAAAATCTTCCTGCATAGCCTTAAACATGTCTTTGGTGTAGCCGTCAACAATAAAACTAGCGGTAGGATCGCTTTGTGGTTTGAGTGTTACATTAATACCGCGTTTTTTTAATCTAGCACAGCGATCGTATGTTGCCCAAAAATCATCTGGCACCATAACTTGATTTACAGTTACATAGACTCCTTCAGATTGTAACAACAAACACCTGTCAGCAAAATCGTTTTCAGTGGCAAACTCAGCATGAAAACTAGCAGTTATGCTCCTGCGTTGTAATAAACCAGTGTGTTCCAACCACGTTTTCCACCACTTCTGACCCGGTGATAGATTAGTAGTCATATGTACACTTTGATAAGGTGTTTGTTCGCCGTCATCAAGGTATTTTATTAAGTCCAAAAAGTTTTTGTATGCGGTAGGCTCTCCGCCACTGAAACTCCAATGGAACCGAGTAAATCCGTTACGTCTGGCTTGACGTTTGATTTCATCTATGGCACGGATGTAAACTTCAAGAGGCTGATGATCGGGTTCGCTGGATCTAGCGTAGGGCCAGAAATAGCTACAATTATAATTACAAAAACGACCAAATATCCAACTAACGGAAAAAAGATCCATGTCTAGCATAGTCTGCTGTCCAAAACGAGTAATATTTTGCCATGGGATTGTCATCTATATATTTAACTACTAAATATGAGTATGAAACAGTTTCTATTAGAGAAAATCAATAATTTTACTCAAGTTGCAGTCGAAGAATTTCAACAAGAAATAGTCGGACCGTTACCAAAATTTACGATACCCAGTGTCTACGATGAGAGTACAACTATCTGGGGACAAAATGAACACGGCTTTTGGTATACTAATAAAGTACAAGGATACTTTTTTGAAAACAATGGTACCATACATACTGCCGGTGTTGTATTAAGTCCCTGGTACTATCAAATTTATAAAGATTTACATACCAATCAAAATGGATATAACGTATTAACTCCTGTATTAACCAACAGAGAAGTATCCACAAGTGAACATATAGATCACATACAATACATACAATTTCAAACTCCTAATAGGGTATATGGCAAAAACTTAGAGTTTGTAAGAGTTACAAATCTCACAGAAGAAATACCATTATACCTACAAGACTACATAGATCAACTAGGAGCAGTTTACTTGACTTTACACCGCCTTGGAAAAGGCCTATTACCTGTTTGCAACTTTTTTAATTTTTCTATAGGTGTAGGACAAAACTATTTTATGTTCTTTGAAAATTTTGAAACAGTCTACAACTATCAAGACGGAGTTAATAAAATGTTGATAACGTTAAATGATAGATTAGACAAGCACCTATTTAAAAACATCACAGATGAAAATAGAGTACGTATTATTAGATACGCTAAAAATCGGTGGATGCGTCCAGTATTAGAAGATGCTTTATCTGCAACACTAGATAACCTAGGTGAATTAGTAACAAATAAAAATAAAAATGATATTATAGGATATGCTAAAGAATTATGTCTACCATCAACGATCTAAACTGTACCTTTGTTTACTATACAGAAAAAACTGCTAAGATAGCACGAATACCGGTTAATTCATTGATGCCAAATCCAGTGACAGTAATAAATCAGTACTGGGACGATGGCGAACAAACATATTACACAGATGTAGGTGTGGAGTATGATGGACAAACTATTTTAAAATACAGCCTAAGAGACTAGAGAACTTAAATTTCTAATGTAAGTTTCTTACATTCGTTATAAAAATCCATCATTTCTGGAAATGTTTCTGCAAAGTTTGTACCACGTCTGCGATCGTGCTCGTCGCAAAATGCTACAAAATCTTTTAGTAGAATTGGATCTGTTTTATCATTAAACAAGTATTGTATCCTATCTAACTTATTAACTTCGTCTGGAATAAATCCATCTTTGGAATTTGCTTTCATAAATTCCAATTGTTTTTGTATTTCATTTCTGTATGTTGTCGGTAGTATGCCAACGTTCATCCAATTTGGATAATTGAGATACGGAATATCAATCATCACTATTCTCTGATCGTTATTAAATGTTCTTTTTAAATTTAATACGTCTTGTAAAAAATCAGTGTACGAAGTAACAGAAAATGCATTATACGTCGACATGATACAAAAATACGCTGTAGGTATTTCTTTTAATAACTTAACACAATTTTCTAACCATTTGTTATAATCAAGTCCGTGTCGGATGTATTCTGCTTTAGCACCGTGAGCTTCGCAACTGGTGTATAATGTAAATGATCTAACAGCACGGGTGTCCTCAATGATTTTAATTTTTGCAATAAACTCATCAAACAATGCATCAGGGACTACACAGTTCGAATTAATCGCCAATTCTATTTTAGGATTAGGATTTGCAATAATATAGTCTAGTACTTTAAAAGTGTGTTTACTCAGTAACGGTTCTCCGCCGGTGATACGAAACGTATATAATGATGGATATAGATCTGGCCACCATTTCCAAAAAGCATCGGTATACGGATTATCATCCTTTTCTGGAATAGGCATTTTGTCTTGCATCTTAACCCAGTCCAAATTATTATAGTTTAGCGAGGTTGGGTATGGGCCTTGTTGTTTAATTTCTTCCATCCATTTGCTACTTACTTCAGGATTGCAATAACTGCACTTAAAGTTACACACATTTGAAAAACTAACTTCAAGATAACTTGGATTGATATTTTTTTCTGCCCCAGCATCCATTACTTCACTAAAATGGGGTAATGCCCATGGCTCTGAACTTTTTAATGTTCTATCACTAAAAACTATTACTTGTTCTGGTGCGCTATCCTCAACGTTCCAACAGTAGTGACACTCGCTTGGTCTGCCACCAGTTAACATTTCTTGTCTGGCACATTTTTTTATGCTAGTGTTGTGTAGTGCGCTAGGATCCACTGCTATTTCATCTAGTGGTATTTTATGTGTTTTAGGGTGATGACAACTGTGGGTGTGCCCGGTACCTAAATGTAATGTAACTTGTTTCCATTTAGCTAAACACATACCCGGACCGATGCTATTAAGTTTCTTAAGTACGTTGTTTTTATTTACATTTTGTAACACGTAAATTACCTCTTTCCAATTTCTTACCCCTATTAAAAATCTGAGTGCTCGATTAATTTGCCATTTGATATTCATATTGTTTTTTTAACCAATCAAAGTTGTTAATGAGACGTAGTGCTTCTGTATTATTTTTATTATCTGTACCGTACCGTCTGCCAGCATTGGCACCAACAATAGCCCAATCTCCGTAAGCAGCGCCATTATGATATGTACACCATGTATCAAGTCGTTGTTGTGTATCTGTGTCAACTTGTCCATCAATTATACAACTGCTTAATTTAACACTCTCTCTAAATGCCGACTTCCATGTGCTAAACGGATCGGTATTAAACTTAGTTGTGCTGGCAATTTGATCTACAGGATAAAAGTGTTTGCTGATACTGGTAGTCATGTCTACTGATTGCGTATCCATTGTTGCGGTAGCCAGTCTAGGTAGTAATTTAAGTCCGCCATATCCATAAGATAAATCATTAACTGGATTGAGTGCCCGGTATACATAAACAACATTATCAATTTTATCTTTTTGGTATTGATCCATTAACTTGTGCGGGGGTGTAAAATCAAAGTCTGTAACTATGGTACTATCACCATCTACTACCCAAAAATATTTTGAACTGGCAAGTTTAGCAGCCAAACTGTGCGCCTTATGGATTCCATCTACGCCATGTAAACGGCGAGCATAAGGAAAACAAGATCGTAAATGATCCCAGTTACTATCCGCATTGGGCTCTTGATAACTTATAAAGAAAATATCAAACAGCATTACGTTTCATTGTCCAGGTTATTTGTTCCACTGCTTGTTGATACTGATCCTTAATTGTTTCAACAAAGAAACCACTAGCAACTGCGGTTAAAGTAACAACCTTAAGTCCGTATTCTCTTTCTAATAGAGTTTCGTAATCATTTAACGCATCCATAATATTGAGATCTTTAACTTCTTGCCAAGTTTCTTCCAAACAATCAAAGTCACGTACATCAACATAGTTCCAGTCTGTGCAATTGGTTTTATAACAGCCGTGTCGTGCTCCTAACATGGCCCATACTCCATTTTGTACGTGTCCGCCCACACTAGACCAAACTTTAAGTCTATGTAAGTTATGCCACAATAATTTAGCCGGGGTAGGATCTTTGGGCAACACACCATCAACCAATGACATCTTCACACCTTCGCGGAATCCGGCACGCCATGCTTGTTGTGGAGTCGCATTAGGGTACGTTACACTATAGCTGTCAATCATTGGGCGATATCCATCCTCCCAGCAAAAGTCAACTTGCCCATCATCTTTGTCTGCGGCTTCGTGTGTTTTCATGTTTAATACAAAATCTTTGCGCCATACTTTAAGACTGCCGTTTCCGTATTGTAGCCCATTGATAACATTTACTCCAGGCCAACTAAATGCTAACGCACCAGATGGTATAGTAATAGTCTGCTCAAAAAACTTAGGATCTACTATGTTATCGGCGTCGACTGTGATAAACCACTCGGTTGCACTTTTGTTTGCGGCTGCCTTGTGACATTCGTCCGACCCTTTAACTCCGTGTACACGTTCGGCATACATACACTTAGTAAGTAAGTCGCTCCAATTACGTTCAGCATTGGGTTCATCGTAACTGATGAATACGCAGTCTAATTCTGCGAGGTTTAAAGTATCCATAATAATTATTTTCTTATTACCCAGAGACTAATAGGGCAGTTTGTAGTTAGGTCAAATGTTTGTGTTTGTGTTTGGCTCAATTGATAGATATCAAAATCAAAACTTTCCAACAATGCTGTTGGCTCTTGATATTTAGTAACATAAAGTACGCAATCACCTTTTTTTTCATTGATGCTAGTATTAAAATTATTTCTAATATTTGCGCCCTTGCTATTTAAATCAAATAACAATGTTAATTTAGAATCTTGTAAATCAAATTTAATATCTAAATAGGTTATAAAATATATGTTATAATTTAAATCCTGTACTATATTA